CCCTTCCCTTTGTGAAGACAGATTACTTCTCGGATCGTAAAGAGAAGATGATTGCTGAAGAGATTACGAAGTTTTACGATACCTACAATAAACCAATCACGCTGGAAATCCTTGCCATTCAACTCGGCAATAGACATGACCTCGGAAGTGAATCAAAAGAAATTGATACATATATCAATGAACTAACCTCAAAGGAAACGAATGAGGAATGGTTGGTCACAGAGACTGAAAAGTTTTGCAAACAGCGAGCAGTATACAATGCTATCCTAGCATCCATTAAAATTATTGAAGGTAAAGATGATAAACACAACCAAGAGGCTATACCCAGTTTACTTTCTGATGCACTTGGGGTTAGCTTTGATCGCCATGTTGGTCATGACTACCTTGAGGATTTTGATGATCGGTTTGATTTTTATCATAGGGTTGAAGAGAAGGTTGCTTTCGATCTGGAACTCTTTAACAAAATCACCAAAGGTGGTCTCTCAAAGAAAACTCTAAACATAGCATTGGCTGGCACTGGTGTTGGTAAGTCTTTGTTCATGTGTCACTTTGCTGCGTCGACTTTGATGCAGGGTTTAAATGTTTTATACATAACTATGGAGATGGCTGAAGAACGTATCGCTGAACGTATCGATGCTAACCTTTTGAATCTTGGCATGGATGAACTAAAGGTTATCGACAAAGATATCTTTAGTAATCGTATTGCAAAGGTTCAAAAGAAAACACAGGGTAAACTTATCATCAAAGAGTATCCAACTGCTTCTGCGCATGCTGGTCACTTTCGTTCTTTGCTTGAAGAACTAAAACTCAAGCGTGACTTCCTTCCTGATGTTGTTATTATTGATTACCTTAATATCTGTGCTAGTCAACGTATGAAGATGGGTGCAAGTGTGAACTCTTATACATATATCAAGAGCATAGCAGAAGAACTGCGTGGTCTTGCCGTGGAGTATAACGTACCTTTGCTTTCAGCAACACAAACGACTCGATCTGGTTTTGCAAACACTGACGTGGAACTAACTGATACATCTGAATCTTTTGGATTGCCAGCCACCTGTGACTTTATGTTTGCATTAATGACCAGTGAAGAATTGGATGGGTTGGGTCAGATTATGATCAAACAATTGAAGAATCGATATGCCGATCCAAACTACTACAAAAGATTTGTTGTAGGAATTGACAGATCGAAGATGAGGCTGTATAATGTAGAGATGAGTGCGCAAGCTAATATCTCTGATGCTGGCACTGACGATGGACCAGTGTTTGATAAGTCTGACTTTGGTAAACGAATACATAATGAGAAGAGTTTCGAAGGATTTAAGTTCTAGGAGAATGATATGGTAAAAGTTATTGTAGCAAAAGAAAAGCATGATTGCTCCCATCTGTCTGGGCAGTTTATCGATGAGAGTCACTACGATCTTCTTATCGAAGAAGATACCGATGTGTATATGCCATGCAAGTATGGTGAAGAGCCATACACAGAGGACAAGATTGTTTTAAAGTTTCGTAAAAACTACTTCAGCAAAGAGCAACAGGAAATGGCGTATGTTGGTTTGCGTGAAGCAGCAGTTGAAACACAGAATCGTGGACTTGCAGCTGGACCACGTGGCGACAAGTTGGGTAATCGTGAATGGGTTACTGAGTATGAGTATGATGTTCTAGATTACTTTGTTAAGCCAACAGAGAATCTATTTGGTGAAGATCCAATCGATATTATCAAAGAACGCCATAAAGGTAAAGCACCATCACCATCCAATCGTAATAATGTTTGGGGCATTCAGGCAGTCAAGAAAGACAATTTTGTTTTTGCTGATTGGGTTGAAGCTACTCGCAAACTATCCAATGACGAGATGAAGACAGAAGCCAATCGTGTAATCACAAAGTATGTTTGCGCAACTACCTATGCCAATGGCGTGTTCTCTGGTATTGCTGGTTGGTTCGATCGTTATCCACGTATCCCTTATGGTCGTGCAACTTCATACACTGCTCGCCATCCTGATAAGTTTGCCAAGTCTTTCCCATTCCTTCAGCAATTGGCTAAGGGTTTTAAAGACTTACTTCCTCAGCGTTATGCAGCACAGATGGAAGCAGCAAGCAAGATTGACAAAGGGTTCTTAGTTCCTGAGACACCATTCACTACAGTTACAGTGAACAAAACTTTCCGTACTGCTGCACACTATGATGCTGGCGATCTTAATGAAGGTTTGTCTAACTTACTAACACTTTCCAATGATGGTAAGTATACTGGTGGTTATTTGATTGCACCTGAGTATCGTGTTGCAGTTAATCCACGTCCAGGCGATTTGCTACTAATTAACAATCACGAAGTTATGCATGGCAATACTCCGATTGTTTGCGAAGAAGGTTCAGAGCGTATCTCTCTTGTTGTTTACTTCCGTGAAAAGATGCTTGAACTTGGTTCCAAGCAATACGAAGATACTCGTTATGACTTTGTTGAGTCACGCAGAATGAACAGAGAACATCCCGAGTGGCGTCATCTATGGAATGGCGTATCACAGGGCATGTGGCTTTCTGAAGAGTGGTATGAGTATTGCGAAAGCAAACTTGGTCGTGAGCAACTTGAGAAGTATCATCCAGAATCGATCAAGTCATCATCACTTGAAAGTTTCTTCTAATGTGTTCAGTCATCGGTGTCATAATTCAGAAACCGACGCATGAAGATTTCGAAAAACTTCGCAAAGTTTTTATTGAATCTCGTATTCGAGGTCTTCATGCGACTGGTATCTCTTACGTTAAAGATTACACCATCCATACTATAAAACGTCCAGTCTCTGCAGATTTGTTTAGGTTCGATTGGGATGACTATGTGAATGAGGATGGCAATCTCTACTTAGTGGGGCATTGCCGTTACTCAACATCAGACCTAGAGTACAATCAACCCATTAATAATCAAACAACTTCTGTTGTCCATAATGGTGTTATCACACAGGAACTGCCAGAAAACTGGGAGAAGTTATATGGTTATAAGTGCGAGACTAAGAATGATACTGAACTGATTCTTCATACTATTGATGATGACAAATCGCCTTTGGAAGTTTGGAAAGACTCATCTCTTGCTGTTTGCGAACTTTGGTTTTGCAAACGACTCAAAGTTTATCGCAATGGGAAACGACCACTTTACTTGACTTCTTTGAGTAATGGATGTATAATTACTTCTACTAAAGATGTTATTGAACGTGCTGGAATTAAGGAAGCAACTTATACTGCACCAGTTCCAATGAATACATACATTACCTTTGACGAACACCTGACTATGTCTATGGAAAAGGCTGACGTTGAAGGAGTTGATTATCAAATTTGAGTAGAACAATGAGTGACCGAATCGAACCTACGACAATTTATAGTATTGCTCCATATATTGCGCAGTATGATAACTGGTTAACAGATGAAGATATTGCAACAATTCTCAGCAAAGACTTTAAGTTTGTGACTGGAATGGTTCATAAACCAGATGGGTCTTTACATGTCAATCTAATCAGACAGTGTAAAACCCATAGGATTGAATATGGTGACGACCCTTACTTTGATTCTCTAACACAACGAGTTGCAGATTTTTTTAGTATACCCAATCTTATGTGTATCGAGCCATTCCCAATGATGAAGTATAATCCTGGAGATTACTTTGATTGGCACTCTGATTTGACTGCTGGATTCACTACACAAAGAACTGCCACAATGATAATGTATCTCAATGATAACTTTGAAGGTGGTCATACTCATTTTCAACATCTTAGTTTAAAAATTAAACCCAAACGTGGTAGTGTTCTTGTGTACTATTACACACCTGCCGAGACATTGTTGCATCGAGGTGCACCAGTTATATCTGGTACTAAATTTATTTTAACTGCATTTGTGAGAAATGGGGAATTTACCCTAGAAAATCGTAAATCAGTCAGCTACTAAATTGGAATTTAAATGAAATATAATACTGATGAGTTTAGCTACGGAGTTGAACTTGAATATGGTGATAGTTATCGTTTCTGCGATCTGCCTGATGGTGCTCAGTGGAATGATAAAGACAATACCTGCGTAAGCACTACAGGTATTGCCAATGATCCAGCTGGTAAGGTTTATGCTTATGGTGGTGAGATCAATACTCGTCCAACCATGACCATTGCTGAACAGATTGAACACATCGCTAAGATTAATGCATCGTTATGTCCTGCTCCTGTCGTTAACTACCGAAGCAATCTACATATTCACATTCGTGTGCCAAACCTTCATAATAATCTCGAGGATTGCAAACAACTGCTACGCTATGTTGAACGCTATCAACAACAGGCATTCGATATCGTTGAAACCATCCCCACACCAAACAAGAATGTATTGCCACCAGAACAGTATGAGTGGGCACTGAAACGTATGAAGCGTCGTAAGAAGTCGCATCAGAATAAGTTGCCACCTACTCGAGTTGCTGAGATGTTGGCATCGGACACTACGCATGACTTCTATGTTAACCATGCTCACAAAGATGCCAAGGGTGAACCCTCATGGTTCCAATGCCCACGTGCAGGTATCAATCTGCGTCAGATGTGGGAAGAAACAAACACAATCGAGTTTCGCCATTTCCCAGGAACGCTGGATATGGTTGAGATGGAATCCTGTATTCGTTGGTGCAAAGAGTTTCTCAATGCTGCATTGAATCGTGATGATGTATCGCCACGTGAGTTCCATGCTGAAGGCACATACAGGTTTCCTGACTTTGAACCATACGAGTTTGAGACTGAACAGATCTATCAGTGGACTAACTTTGATGGCAATACAAAGAAGGATATCGAGAAGCGTATTGCTGCACTGAGAAAAGAAATAGACATCGATGCCATTGGTAAGGTTACATCCCTCGATGTATTCCCTATCATGCGTCGTTTACAATCAGAGGGTTTATGAAAGTATTGTTCCTTTGCCATGGCAATGTAAACCGCAGTGCTGCTGCGGAGATTATCCTTAGGCAAGACTATCCTCATATCGAAGTTAAGTCAGCTGGTCTTAAAACTACTGATGGTAGGATTACTGCCAAGAAGATGCGTGATGTTCTCAATGATGTTGGATACAAGACAGAAGGCATTCGTTCCACCGCAGTTACTCAAGAGTTGGTTGATTGGGCGGATGAGATCTTCTACATGGATGATGCCAATAAAAAGAGATTTGTCGATAAATTCGGAGACTTACCGAAGGCACAAAAGCTGTCCAATCTAATTCCTGGAGTTAAAAAGATTCCTGATCCAGCATTTGCTGATGGAACTGATATGCACCATGAAGTTGTTAACCTAATTAAGACTGCTTTGAATACATGGACTACCGCTTAAGAGAGAATCGCAGAGAAGCATTCATACGTTGGTACGCATGGTCATTGAAGTATGATGATTGCGATCCAGCTGTATGGGCTACGAATTATCTAAACAAACGCTATGAGCACAACGATGAACAACGTCTTTGGCTTTGCTGGCTCTATGGCAATACCTACTACCTTCCAACCTCATGGGTGTTGTTAAACGAATTCCCTGATTTTGAATTGGCCACTGTTGATCGTATGACTCAATGGAACACTACCAACTACAAACGACTTCGTTATCAAACAGACACCAAGTGGAACAAAGGTCATCTGCCAGAGATGTTTGCTTCCTATCAGAAGTTTATCGGTAACAAAACACAACGTGAAGTATTGGAGAGTTATTATGGTGACAACGAGAGCAGAAATTTTGACAACCTGTGGACACACATTAAAGGCGATCTGCATAAGTTTGGTCGTTACTCCACTTGGTTTTATCTTCAGCATCTTAAGCATACCGCTGGTGTTCGGATCAATCCTACTTCTCTTATGCTGGATGACTATTCTGGTTCTCGCTCTCATCGTAATGGGTTGCTTTATGCCCTCGGCAAAGATGACCTTTGTGATACAAAACTTACTCAGTCGGAATACGCTAGTCTTGAAAGCGAGTCAATCTCCATCCTTATGGAAACGAAATCCCGCTTCCCAGATCTAGCAGATCAGGTAGACTTCTTTACGATGGAAACCTGTCTGTGTTCCTTTAAGAAGATCTTCAGAGAACACCATGGTCGTTACCTTGGTTACTATCTGGATCGTCAGGCAGAGGAGATTATGCAGTGCGAAAAGGATGGTTGGTTTGGTATTGAGTGGCAGGTTTTGTGGGATGCTCGCAATGAAACCATAGACTTACGCTTGGATAGTAAACGTGGAATAGCCAAGGAGAACTTTACTTCCTTCGTTAGAACAGGTAAAATGGCTAATCTGGAATGGATGTTTGATGATGAAGAATACGTTAATACAGGATTGGAGATGTTTTTATGAGAAAATTAATGGCAGTTGGTGGTCAGCCAGGAACTGGTAAAACGACTTTGTTTCGTAAGTTTATGGAAAGCCACCAGTGGGAAACTATGGAACCAAAGAAGATGCTTCCTGCTCTCTACTGTAAGGAACTAGATCTTTATGTTCTGGGTAAGTACGAAGAGGGTGAAACCTTTGCGGGAACTGATCGCCTGAGTATGGCTGTTCAGCCAGTGGCACAGAGTTTCGTTACTGAAACAACTTCCAATATCCTATTCGAGGGAGACCGCATTTTCAATCAGTCTTTCTTGGAATTCGCCATGGGCTTGGAAAACACCGATCTTCAGGTGGTTTACCTCAAGGTTCCAAATGACCTACTAAAGCAACGCTATGCTGATCGTGGATCTGACCAGTCGGAGACCTTCCTAAAGGGTCGGACGACTAAATATAATAATCTACTTTCAAACTTTGAGCTGATGCCATATATTACTGAGTTTGTAAACACTAACTTAGAGGAACAGGCGAAAGTTCTTGCATTTATGGAGAAGCACTTAGTAAGTTGACTTGCAAGAATTTTCTGGGTATAATATGAGTATGAAATTCCTAGAAAATGCAAACTTTAACTGGATGGAATTGCTCAATTTCTATGAGCAACCATTCAGAGCTAAACTCATACCTGCGAAAGTCTGGAAAGATCTAGACCGCTACAAGAATGATTCAACTGGTCTTACGAACTACGTCAAGAAATGGCGTACCAAAATCCAGTGGGTCACCATAATCCCCAAGAAGAAATCCTACGAAAACAACGTCTTTGTTGGTGGTGAATACGACCCCAACGATCGTCAGTGTATCCTTATCATATACGCCAGAGACTTCGATAGTTTCCAATTCACAGAAGAGAAATGGAACAACTTTAAGTTTAAGATGATCCAAACTCTGATGCATGAGATCATTCACTTCATGCAGTACGATCGAAGAGACGATTTATGGAGCAATTACGTTGTTCCCTATAAGAAGGTAGGCATCGCAAAGAAGGATGCCGAGAGACGATACCTCTCTGAATTTGATGAGATTCAGGCATATGCTCACTGCGTATTCTTAGACTACAAGATGCGCAAACCTAATGTTCCAATCGAAACCCTCTTGGCTCGTTGTAAGAAGCATAAAGACTCAGCCACCCTCCACTATGTCTTAAAGACATTCAACTACGACTTTACCAACAATGGTGCTCCTCGAAAGATCATTGACCAAATCGGTAAATGGCATAGAAAGTATTCCAAGCGTAATCTTGCCTAAATATGTAATAATTACATATCGATGGATGACACATGGCTTGGGATTACACAAAACTAGCAGCTACAGCAAAGAAAGTATCTGATTTTCTATCAGGTAAGGGTGTAACTGCAGCTGTTAAAACCTCTAGATATCAAACACAGATCAAAG